GTTTACCTTGCAGAGGTGTGTGACTGATGATGCGTACAATGATGAACAAGTTTTAGTTCGCTCGTCGGAAAAGAGCCGGGTTGCTGCTGAACTCGTGCTTAAAAATAGGGATGTAAGATGCAATGTAATAACATACGCTATACCCACATTACCTGGGGAATGTGGATCAATTGTAGTGCACAAAGGGAAAATAGTTGGAATTTATGCTCATGGAAATGGAGTCTTTGGCTCAGCTAGCAGGATTAATATTGCGATGCTCGAAGCTTCTTACACATACCTCCAAAGTGAAGAAGCTCTTCCAATGAGCGAGTTCGAGGCTTTTGAATACGATAAGGGAGGAATGGGTGAAAATCAAAACTATGACGAAAGTGTCCATGTCGGCATTAGAGTCGGAGTTCTTGACCCACCTATGAACACCTTCGTAACCCCAAGCATTGTCCCATGGAGGCCAAAGGATGAACTTCAACCCACTATTGTCCCAGTTAACGCCCACGTCTCAAACTATCCTGCGGCCAGGTCCAAATACGGCTACAAGGAGTTCAATATAGACCCTGAGGTCTCTGAATTGGCGGTTATGGCCTACAAGACCTATCTTTTACGACTTATGAAACCTTCTACTTTCAGGAGGAATCTAAGTTTCGTTGAAGCTGTCCAGGGTGTTCCGGGCACGTCCATTAGTTCATTAGACAACACAACTAGCCCGGGTTTCCCGTATAATTATGAGAAAATAAAAAGAGACCAAATATATAAGATCAACGAAAAAGGCGAGTTTGTTCCAGGACCCTTGTGGAAGCAACTTGTCTCCGATGCTCAGGTGGACGTCAAGCTCATGTGTCACGATCACGTACCAGCCTACGTCTTCTCAGATAACTTGAAGATGGAACTCCGTGCTCCAGAAAAGGTAAACAAGCCTCGTATGATTGCCGGAGCCCCTCTTCTCCACACGTTTCTCTCCAGGATACACTTCGGAGCTTTCATGGCTTTTATGAGTGATAACAATGGGCTAAACGATGTTTTAATTGGTGCTGACCCCCATGTCGACTGGGATTTTTACCAGAGGAAAATGACCTCCATCAGTGATGGTGTGAGAGAGTGCTTTGGTGACTTCTCGGGTTTCGACACATCACGCGCTCCCGAAATGATGGATTTCGTTGCCGAGATAGCAAATGCTTTCTATGGCGACGCTCCAGATAGCCCCGTCGGGCGTGTGAGGCACTGGCTCGTTCGATCGTGCATTGTCTCAGTGCATATGTACGCGAAGGTCC